CTTGCCGAACACCGAGATCAGCGCGCCGTCGGCGGGCGCCGCATCGACGGTCTGGAACGCGCCGCTCGGGACGATGGCCGGCCAGATGGAGATGGTCATATTTCCTTCACCATCGGCCGTGCAGTCCTTGGTGACGACGAACGGCGCCAGCCTGCCGGTCGATTCGCGGTTCTGCGGGTTGACGTGATACACGCCCGCGATTTGGATGATGTCGCCGCGCTTCAGGGTTGCTCCGGCCGTCCAATTATCGGTCACGAGCTCGCTCCCTGTCTGTTCGGCGCCATTCACAGCGGCCGCGCTCGTGCCGATGTTGCCGACCTTGTGCGAGGGGCAGTTCTGGTCCATCGCCCAGTCCCAGCCCAGGGCCACACCCATGCGGCCCTTCTCGTACTGCTCCTTGATCCGTTCGGAGCTCTGGAACAGGCCCTTGGTGGCATAGACGACCGCGGCCTCCATCTTGGGCGTGATCGCCAGATAGCGCCGGCCGTCCACCGGGGCGCCGCAGTCATCCAGGATGGCTTTGGCCTCCAGGTACTTGTCGATGTCCGACGGCACGGTGCCGTAAGCGCCGACGAAGTTGGCGACGGTCTGGCTGGCGAGCTTCAGTCCGTCGTGGTCAATGCGGTTGGCGATCGCCGCCACGGCCGGCTTGATGATGCGCTCGGAGAAGTTGTCGATCGACAGCAGGAAGTCTGCGGTCGTCGCATCGAGGTCCACGCCGAACTGCGTGTTCAGGGCGACCGGCACCGAGGTCTCGGTGACGGCCTCGACATCGAGCCCCGAGCCTTCGCGGCCGAGGTAGCGCGGCGGTTTGCGGACGTTGAGAATGGTGCCGATCTTGGCGCCCTCAACGCCGAATCTTTTGTCATAGCTGCGGTTCACCGTGCGGGTGAACGACAACTGGTTTTTGAGCACGAAGAGCGCCTCGTTGGTAATCATCGAGGCGGTCAAGAAGGTATTGGTGGCCATTGAAACGTCTCCTCTGTCGTCGCGACAGTGGCGGGGGAGGCCCCTTGCGGGGCAGTCCCCCATCGCTCACGCCTATCTCACGACCGTCGCGAGCGTGCTACAGCCCAGCGCTGCTGGGTGTGATGCGGGTCAGTAGCCGCGTCGGGCTTTGGCCCGCATGTCCTCCTCGCGCCAGCGCAGATAGTCTGCGGTGGACATGGAGGAGGGGTCCTTGGCCGCTTCGCCCGACCGTGCCCCAACGGGCTTGATCGGCGGCGGCGCGGCGCTGACGCTGGGCTTGGGTTTCGGTTGAGCGGCGGGCGGTTCGCCCGCGGCTGCGGCCGGCTGCTGCGCGGCGGGTTTCCCCTGCTTGTTGCGCTCGGCCTCGATCTTGGCTTCCAACCGCCCGATTGCGCGGACGGCTGCGACATCGGAGAGCGCGGCAATGCGCCGGCACTCATCCGGGTCTTTGGCAAGGTGGTACATCAGGTCGCCGGCGACTTCGGATTCGGCGATGGCGGCCTGCATGGCGGGCGGGATTTCGAGGCCCTCGGCTTCGGCTGCTTCGATGGCGTCGTCGTAGTCGGCATAGCGCGTGCGCGCTTCCTCTACGCTCCGGGCGAAAGCTTCCTCGACCGGCTTGCGTGCCTCGGCCGCTTCCTTCTCGGCGAGCTGCCGCTTGAGTTCGGCCAGCTCGGACTCGAGCTTGGTGACCTTCTGCTCCGATGTCCATTCGGCGAGCTTCTCGACGTACTCCTCGTACGACTCGAAATCCTCGACTTTAGGCTTCGGCTCGACTGCCGCTGGTTTGGTCCCCTCTTCGCCGGCTGGCTGCGTGTTTTTGTCGTCGGGTTTCGCTTCCCGGAGTTTCTCCAGCTCGGCTTCGAGTTCTTCCACGCGGCGCTCGGCCGCCCGCTGCTTGGCGATGGCCTTGTCGATGCGCTTCTGCACGCCAGGTGGGACCGCCGACTCGCCTTCCTCACCCTCCTTGGGCTTCTTCTCGGCGAACCGTCCCTTCTCGTCCCGGGGTTGCTCTTCCTTGCCTTCTTCCGACGCTCCCGAGGCGTCGTCCTGTTGGGTTTTGCCCTCGGCATCAGCCGCGGGCGCGGGAGATTTGGTTTCCGTGGTTTGCTGCTGCGGTTGCTCCCCGCCGGCGGGCTGGGTTTCGACCGTCTGGACCTCGGGTTCAAGCCCGAAGTGTGCGATGGCCTCCTGAACCTGCTCGGGGGTGTCCGTGGTGCTGCTGGTAATCAGTGCCATACTGCTCCTTGTTGTGCGCGGTGTACGATGCCCTACCGTGAGGCGAATTGTTCAGGCGTTTAGGGCCTGCCTGGGGGCCGGGAAAGTCGTCGATTCTGAACCTTGAAAGCGTGCCTCGTGGACTCATGTTTTGTTCGAACGCCCGAACTATGCCCGCGCGGGGGCTCCTATCGAAATCCGTCAGATGACTCGCACCAGTCGGCGTGCTTTCCCCGTCCGTACACGCACGCTTCGCAGTACATCTGTCGCTCGGGCTTACTCGGCTGCTGGGGCATACGCTCCCTCTCCCTGCGCGGCTACCGGCTGCTGAGGTGCCGCGCCCTGCGGCTGCGGCGGCGCTACCGCCGCCGGCATCGGCTCGTCGGCATAGAGCCGGTCCTGCTTGGCCTTGAGCAGCGCAATCTCCTGCCGCAACTGCTCGATGTTCGACGCGGCCTGCGCCTTCAACTCGGCGATGACCAGTTGGGTCTCGGCCTGAATAGCGGCGATCCGCTCGCGGCTTTCGAGTTCCATCTTCTTGGTGCGGATGAGTTCCGTCGTCTCGTTCAACTGGGCAACGAGCGCTGCGTGCTGCTGCATCAGCGCCTCGACCTTCGCCTGGATCTCGGGCGGCACGCTCGCCGCTGCGCCCTCAACCTGCTCCTGCAACTGCGCCGGGAGCATTTTCTTGAGCCGATCGGCAATCTCCTGGGCGCCGGGCCAGTCCATGTTGCGCACGAGCAAGTCGGCCACGACCTGCATGAGCTGCGGCGCGGCCTGCACCAGCGAAATAACGCTCTCGACGAACTCCTGCCGGCGGGACTGGTAACTCGGGCCAACGGTCACCGTCACGTCGTAGTGGCCGGTCGTGAGGTCGTAGATCTTTTCGATTCCGTCTTCTTGGAACGGTTCGTTGATCTTGACCGTTTTGCGGCTCTGATCCTGCCCGATGATGCGGATGACACGCCCCGGGCGGTCGTAGACGTGCGGGATCATGCCCAGCAGTACGCGCCCCAAATGCCAGATCGCGCGGCTCAAGTTGTCGATCAGGCCGAAATTCGCGGTCTCGGCCTGCTTCTGCCGCGCGAGAATAGCCCTACCGCTCTGCTCCGGCCCCGCCTTGCCGAGCGATGCGTCGTAGATGCCGGTCGAAGCCTTCAGATCGTTGTCGCTCTGCGCCAGGGCGATGGACGCGGCCTGAATCGGCGGCTCGTAGACGTTGCGCTGCGGCGGCGGAACGACCTGCCCATGTACCGTAGTCGGCTTGTACTGGAGCACGCCGATGTTGATGCGGTTGGCGTTCTCCCACTCCCACTCATGCCCTTCGATTTGCCCCTCGGCCGCCACATACGGAGCCTTCGGCGCCAGGGCGATCATCTCGGTGACCGCGGACCGCATGTAGTTGTACTGCCGCTGTGGGTCCTTGGCGTACCGGCAGATTCCGACCAGTTTGCGGTGGCCGTCTACGATCAGCTCCTCGCCGAGCACCGGAATCACCGGAATATACTTGCCCGGAACCTGCGGGCGAGACATCAGGCGCTCGACGGTGAAGCCCTCGGGCTCGAGGATTTCCCGGGCGTTCATCTTGCACCAGTGGATGATGCGCTCCTCGGTCTCGCGCGTCCGAGGTTCGCCGTAGGAGTCCACGGCAATCTCAACCTCGGGATATCGCTCCAACTCCTTCTCCGGAATCTCGCGCCCATCGACCAGCAGCACGAGGTGGTCCTTGCGCCGCTCGACGAAGAAGTACTCGGCCACCAGAATGCGCGGCCCGTCAATCCAGAGCCGGTCGGTATCGCCGATCGAGGTGAAATCCGGCAACCCGGCAACCTCGGAGTTGGGGTAGCGGGCCCGGAACTGCTCCCGCGTCAACTTCTCAACGATGAAGCAGTAATCGGCGTCGCTGTAATCGGGCTCGACGGCGCCCGGATCGAAGTACACGGTCGTCGGGTCGAGAATGCGCCGGATGAAGATGTCCTGGTCGAAGGTCCGGTCGTTGACGTAATCGGTCACCACCCGGAAGTAGCCGAAGCCGCCGATGACCGCGTATTGGAAAGCCGTGTCATAGGCGATGTCCGCCTGGCTGTGGGTCTCGATGTGGCGCACGAGGCCCTGGAGAATCTGGGCGGTGTCCGTGTCGCCATCCTCCACCGGGTTGATCTGGATCGCCGGCCGGGCCTGCCGCTGCTCGTTGATCACCAAGCGGGCGAACTGCGGAAGGCGGTTGATGGTCAGGCATGGGCGGCCAGCCCGCAACCGCTCAGCCTCGATCTGGTCCGGCCACTGCCTGCCGGCGTAGAACTGCAGATCCTCGAGGAAGTCCCTGCGCACCTCGGCCTCGGCCTCGGCCGCCGCCTTGAACCGTTCGCGGGCCAGCGACAGGAAGCTGGCGAAATCCTGCTGCTGGCCGCGGTCTTGGCGCGGCGCGGAGCCCTGCCCGACCGTCACCGAGATGCCGGCGCGATCGGGCTGGGCAACCTTGCTTGCGGGCTGAGGCTTGCGGTTGGAGGAGTTTGCCATGGTCGAGGTCTTAGGTCTGGTTTACTTGCCTACTCCGGCCTCAGAATCCGGCCAGTGTTGGGCACGACATGAAAGGCACGGTCGTCGTACTGCTCGACCATAAAGGGGTCTTTCACGCAGGTGACCGGAAGCGGGCTTCCGATGTGCCGTCGGCACCACTCCTGTATGCGGAAGGCTTGCTCTGTCGCCTGCTTCTCGCGCTCAAATCCGGCACCCTGTATGGCGGTTCCGTTTGGCCACACGCGCGCCGTGAAGATCCGAACGTCCTTACCCTCGGCGAGCCACTGCTTTACCTGCTCTACCATCTCCGGAATAGGCGCACCGATACTTCCGTCAGCCGGCCAGCCGTGATATTCGGCCAGCGTGCCGTCGAGGTCTACTGCGATCCAGCCGTTCATCGCTTCCGTTTCCCCTTTACCGCTGGCTTGTGCGCACGCTTGGCTTCGCGCGCCCCGGCTTCCCTGCACCAGTTGAAGACAAACGCCAGCTTTGTGACCACGCGGTCCTCGTGGGCGAGTTTGCTTTCTGCGTCGCTGTCAGATGCGAACTCGCGCATCTCATGCACGAGCGCGTGGGCAATCTCGTGCCGCACATTCCGGTCCACCACGTGATCGGGCAGATCGACTAAGTCGCGCACATTCCAGTGGAAGTCGGCGGTCAGGTACTGCCACTTCACATCGGCGCGCCCGAAGCAGACGTAGCCGTTTCTGGCGTCCTCCGGATTGCCCGGCTCCAGCCCCTCCCTGTGGAAGTGGTGGTTGACGATAAACTCCTTCATTCCGGTGGGGCCCGCCCAGCGGTTGAAGGACTTCAGGATCCGGGCTTTTTGTTTCCTGTACTCGGAATCGGTCACGCTACTTGGTTCTGAACAAACCCGGCTGGCTCGAACACCGCCCCCTCGAATCCAAGATGTGGGCGGATCCGCTCGAACACTGCGGCCCGCATGCCTGGCTTCACTTCGGCCAGCAGCCGGTCGAGCGTCGCCTGGTCGGTGATCTGGCCCGCCAGGCGCCGGAGTTGGCGCTCCTTGGGGGAGAGTGCGCGCTTGAATCGGTGGCTCATAAAATCGTTCCGTTTGGTGGCGGGGGTGGGACTCGAACCCACGACCTCCGGCGTATGGGGCCGGCATTCTACCGCTGAACTACCCCGCTACGTTTGGAGCCGGAGGCTGGACTCGAACCAGCACCTTACCGATTACGAGTCGGCCGCTCTACCGTTGGAGCTACTCCGGCCATCAAAACTGCGGTTCACAAACTCCAGCCCTCGGGTTCGCACCGCTGGCACTCCAGTTCGCTGGGGATCGACTGCGGCGGCTCGCGGTCCCAGTGCAGGACGACGGCGTGCCCGCACTTGAGAATCAGCACGTCCTGCCCCTTGGAGGCGTCGCGGAAACCGGCGGTCGGGTCAACGGGCTGGAGCATCGTCAGGTCTACCCCTTCTTCCGCTTGCCGCGCCGCCGCCGCATCATCTCCGCCAGCTTCACGCCCTTGCGCTTGGGCAGGTCCCGCGTCGGCGTCTCGGCGTACTCTCGCAGCGCGCGCTTGCTCATGTTTTTGAGCGAGCGATTGCGGGAGTAGAGCTTATCCGGATGGTGGAGGGCGATCGCCGCGGCCGCCTGCTGGACTTTAGACTTAGAGGGCATGCCCTACCTTTTGCGACGGCTCCTCCTGTGCCGATGGCTCCTCGATCTCCTGGAAGCCGGGCAGCTCCGCCGCGCGTCGACGGATCTTAAGCAGTTGGTGCTCGTTGGTCACCGTGAAGACGGCCTTGACGGTCTTCGGTTGGTCGAGCCTTTTGACCGGAACGTGCTCGTCTGTCGAGATGTCGTACACAAATTCGTAGCCGTCCTCGGGCCGCACGATGAGCCCGTGGCCGTGGCAGCCATTGCCGATCGGTCCGTGGATGCGGCCATGAAAGACAAACTCGCCGACCTTCGCCACGCCGTAGCGGACGGGGACGACGTGCTCGGGGAGTCCTTCAAGGTGTTCCATTACTCTCTCTTAACGTGTTATGCTCTGTCGCTATGGAGTTCAGAACCGAACCGGAGTGGAAGATCTGGCTGGCATCGGTGGTTGTCGCTTGTCTGATCGGCGTTTTTGTGTACTTGGCGATCACCCACTACAGCCCCTTTGCTTTCTCGGTGACCCTTGCCATTGTCCTGATCCCGGTGTTGTACGAATACGAGCGGAGGCGTTTGGAGCGCCTGCCCCGGAAATACTCAGGGCGGAGAAAGAAGGCGCGCGTAGATCCTACTACTGCTTCTTCTCGCCGAATGCCTTCCTGACGCCTTCCAGCATCGACTCCAGGCTCTCGTAGACCTGCGTTTCGTGGCCCGCCTCCCAGTCGTAGGGTCGGTTGGGCTTCTGCGGCGGCCGCTTGCGCTGAACATCCACCGAAAATCCGTTGCTGGCCCGCCGGATGTTGATGCTCTCGACTTCACCCGGCTTGAGTTTTTTGCCGGTCCTGCCGGCAACTGTGACGATTTCACCCTTCATGTGCTTGCTCCTTTGCGCCCAGGGGCGCGTTAACTCATCCAGCTTCCGGCCATGCGCGCCGGGTCGTACACCCGCGGCCGCTTCGGTTTCGCCACCGGCTCCGTCTTCGCGCGCCCCAGCCCAGACTTCACGATGTAGCGGGTGCAGTCCTGTAGGTGGTCGCGCTTTTTGACCACGCGGCCCTTGGCATCGCGGCGGTACAACCGGAACTCCTCGAGCCACTGCTGGCAGGAGGCGAACACCTTCAGCCGGCCGCTCGACATCCGCGTCCAGACTTCGTAGATCCCCGACTCGACCGCGTTGTCGGCCGCCTCCAGGTCGAGCCCGAGCGCCTTGTACATCTCGAGCAGTTGCCGGCCGTCCACTTGGCTGCGTCCGTTCGCCGCTGGGTCGATCACGCCCGGAATCCAAGCCCCGCGGCTTTTGATCGCAGCCGCGTGAATCGACGGCTCGCCTTCGCTGCGCAGGTACTCGGCGTACAGGTAGACGATATCGTTCTCCCGGTCCCACGCTGCGTGCACACCCGCTGTCCAGTTCCAGCCGACGTCCATCCCAAAAACGCGCGGCCAGTGCGGCGGGATCTCGAATGGCTGCACGATCAGCGCCGATTCTTCGACCGGGTAGATGGCACCCGCGCCGAGCTGCGGAATACCCTTGGAGCGCGCGTCCCGCTGGTGTGGCGGGAGCGCCGCCAGCATCGCGGCCTTCTCGGCGTCCGACAGGTGCGGAGCGTCGTCCCAGCCAGCCTGCACCATGAAGCGGCCGGCTTCCGCGCAGGCCTTCTCGTCCATGAACCGCTCAACTACGTCCGTCCAGCCGTTGAGTGGGGTGAAGGTCAGTATCAGCAGGCCGCCTGGGAACATGGTGGTCTGCATCGTGCGGACGAGGCATTCGAGGTAGACATCCAGCGGCGGCTCTTCGTCGAGCCAGACCAGATGCTTTTCCGTGCCCTGGAAGCTCTCGCGCCCCTGCTCGTAGCTCTTGAACGTCAGCTCTGAAACCCCGCCCGAGACGTGCTTAATCAACGCGCTCTCGATGGCGTTCGGGATGCCGCCAGCCTTCGGCTTGACGCTCTTGATCGCGTCCCATGGGATCATGCCGGTGCCGAGCCCAACCGCCTGGTTAGGATTATCCCCCGGCTCCCGAACGAGTTTGCCCAGGAGTTTCGCCTGCAGGATGTCTCGTACCGTCTGGTTCGTGTCGCCGGCCACCCATGCGCTAATCGGAGAGTTGAAGCGTTTACCCTCCCACCAGGGCGGATACTTGCCAGTGAGATGCAGCGTGGTCTCGTAGGCGCCGACTCCTTCGCTCTTGCCCACGCGATTGGCCGCCATCATCAACCGCTCGCGCATCGTCGCGCCTGCACGGAAGAACTCCATGTGCTTCCGGTACAACTCGCGCCGCAGCGGTCCTGTCTCCGGGTAATACTGCTTGATCCTGTTGCGCTGCTGATGCAGAATCGCAGCATTGACCTCGGCCAAGGTCAGCGGTCTCTGCAGCAGGTCGTTGATGACAGGCTGCGCGCTCACTTCAGTTCGATTTTCTCCTCTTCGGTTTGCGCCTCGGCTTCCGCGTCCTGCTCTTGCTGTGGCGCCTCAGCCAGCGCTTCCGGAGTGGGAGACGGTGCCGGAATCTGGCCCTGCAAGCGGGCCTTCAGGGCGAGCAGTTGATCCGGGGTAAGCACTTCTGCCAAGGCAATCGCGCGGCCATCTACCTGAATCGGGCCACCATTCGGGCCACTCAGCTCGGTCGCGATGCGGTCTCCATAGGCTGCCGGCGCGAGA